CCTACGCCGACGGCCTGTGCGCCTCCGCCGCCTACTACCTCGCAGCGGCCACCGGGCGCGTCTATGCCCCGGCCACGGCTACCGTCGGCAGCATCGGCGTCATCTGTCGGCATATGGACTGGTCCGGCTTCCTCGAGAAATGCGGCGTCCGCGTCACCCACCTTACCGGCGGCGCATGGAAGGCCGCGGGCAACGACGCCGAACCGCTGACCGATGAGGTCAAAGCCTACCTGCAGCAGCCCATCAACGAACTGCACACGATGTTCCGGGCCGACGTCGCCGCGCACATGCCGGTCGACGCGGCCGCCCCGGAAACATGGGGCGACGGGCAGGTCTTTCTGGCATCCCGCGCCCACGAGCTGGGCCTCGTCACGGGCATCGTGCCCGGCATGGACGCGCTCATCGCGCTCATCAACACCACCAAGGAGAAACCTATGGATCGCATAGAACTCGCGTCCAGCCATCCCGAACTGCTGGCGCAGATCGAAGCGGACGCCAAGAAACAGGGGGCCGCCGAAGCCAACGCCGCAATGGAAACGCAACAGCAGCAGGCTGTGCAGGCCGCCCTCGACAACCGCATGGCCCTGTTCGCGGCGGTTGCCGGAGCCGAAGCCGCCCAGCGCGTGGAAACGCTGGCCGCCGCCGGCATCACCTCCGGGCAGCTTCAGGCGCTCGGGGCGTTGCTCCCCTCCCCCGCGCCCGCTTCGGGGCAGGCCGCCGGGACCCCGGCGCAACAAGCCATCCTCGCCCACCTGACCGCCCAGACGCCCGGCCCCCTCGACACCAGCGCCGGGCTCAAGAGCGACGGCATGGCCTCAACCATCGACCGCATCGCGTCCCTGTAAGGAGCCGACCATGCAGGAAATCGCATCGTACAAGCGCCGGGTCTTCCTGAAAGACCACCCCGTGGTCACGCAGCGCATCGTGCTTTCGAGCGCCGGAACCGCCCAGACCCTGCTCGCCGGGACCGTCATCGCCGCAAAGACCGTGACAGCCACCTCCGCCACGACCGTGGGGGCCTACGCCAAACCCGGGGACGGCGAAACCGCCGCCCTGCTCGGCGTGCTGGCCGAAGACGTCGCCATCCCCGCCGAGGGCGACGCCTACGCGCTCGTCTATGTCCACGCCGCCGTCATCGCCTCCGAGCTTATCTGGGACGACGGCGTTTCCGCCGCCGATCAGCAGGCGGCCCTCACCGAACTTCGCAAGGTCGGCGTCTTCGCCGGAGATGCATAAGGAGAAACCAATGGCCGACATCGACTACTTCGATTCCCGCGTCCTCACCGGCGTCATCAACAGGCGTCCGGTCAAATACGATATTTTCGGCAACATGTTCCGCCGTCAGGCTCCGAAGGCCACCGAGCTGTTCGAGCTGCACGTCGTTTCCCGCGGCGTCTCCATGCTCCCCTCCATCACCAACGCCGCCGGGGGCACCATGCGCAGCGGGCGCGAGGGTGCCGCGTTCGCGGTCAAGGCCCCGCGCTTCCGCCCGAAACGCCTGTTCAAAGCCGCCGACCTGCTCAAGCACGCCGGAGGCCAGACGCCCTACGACCTCAACGTGAACCCCGTGGAACGCGCCATCGCCGAGGACATGGACGATCACCGCGCCGACATCGACACTATGGTCGAGATCATGTGCGCGCAGGCCATCGTCCACGGCAAGATCGACCTTTTCGACGCCGTGGAAGGCAAGGTGGTCAAGACGTTCACCGTCGACTTCCGGCGTCCGCAGGCCCACACCGTCGTGCTCGAAGGCGCGGCCCAATGGACCGGCGATACCTCCGACCTGCAGGACTCCCTCCAGACCTACGACGAAATGATTCAGGAGGAGGCCAACCTCGGCGCGACCGACCTCTACCTTGGCCGCAAGGCGTGGGCCGCCTTCAGGAAGCACCCCGACGTCCGCGACGACCTTGACCGCAACAACATCAACATCGGCCAGCTCTCCCCGAGCATCCAGAGCAAGTTCAAGGGCATCTGGAACGGCCTGCGCATCTGGCTGGTGACCGGCACCTACAAGGACATCGAAGGCAAGGTCCAATACTACCTCGCGCCCGAATATGCCCTGCTTGCCGCATCCGACGCCGAGAACGTCATGGAGTTCGGCCAGCCGATGGACGTGGACTGCTCCGGCCCCGTGGAAATCTTCTCCAAGCAGTTCAAGCAGGACGACCCCTCCGGCATCTTCACCATCGCCGAGTCCCGCCCCCTGCCGTGGCCCAAACAGCCCGGCGCGACCGTGCTCATCAAGGCGGTGTCGTGATGGACGAAACGAACAAGGACGTGCGCCTGCACGTCACCCTTGATGACGGCGAGCATCTCTTCCTTCCCGGAGAAGCGGTCACGCTGGACGCGAGGAAAGCCGACGCGCTCATCCGCGAAGGCTAGCCACCGGATCCGAGGGCGCTGTGCAGGAAGCCCGCTACCGGCTGGCCACGGAACCGACTCCCTACCTCTATGTGCAGACGGCTTATGCCTACAGCGACGCCTCCAACGCAATCATCAGGGAAATGGGGCTGTTCATGGACACCGAATTCGTCGAGGGCCTGCCCGAGGGACAACGCTACTTCGTCCCCGACGACCTCAAAAATCCCGGCCTGCTGTTGGCGGCGCAGATCATCCTGCCGCGCATCAACCGCAGCCCCTCCGTCCGCCAGACCGTCGAGTTCGTCCTGCCGATCTAGGCCCGTCTGGCTTCCGCAAAGCCATTTCGGTCCCCTTTACGCCATCATCCGGCCACTGCCCACGTCGCGTTCTAAGTCCCTCGAGGGACTCGGCTCTCGGCACCGTACCCGGCAACTTCTAGGAGGCTTTCATGCCCAACATGCCCGACAGTTATTACGACAACTTCAACGCATCGAAAAATTACGAGAAAATCCTCTACCGCGACGGCTACACGCTGCAAGGCGCGGAACTGAACGAGGCGCAGTCCGCCGCCATGCACCGTCTGCAGGGTGTGGCCGACGCGCTGTTCAAAGACGGCGACATCATCCGCGACGCCGGGATCATCGTGAACAAGGAGACCGGCGAGGTCCGGGCCCAGTCCGGGGCCGTCTACCTCCGGGGCGCGGTGCGCGGCGTGCCCGAGGCCACCTTCACCATCCCCGTGGTCGGCACCGTGGCCGTGGGCATCCGGCTCACGCAGCGCGTGGTGTCCGAGCTGGAGGACCCCGCGCTCTACAACCCCGCCATCGGCAGTCGCGGAGAGGGCGAACCGGGCGCGTGGCGGCTGCAGGTCAACGCGGCGTGGGGCTTTGACGGCGATAACGGCGACGGGGAATTCTACGTCGTCTATACTGTTGACGACGGCGAGCTGCGGGCCAAGGAAGCCCCGCCCACGCTGGACACGTTCACCCAGAGCATCGCCCGATACGACCGCGATTCAACGGCGGGCGGCTCATACATTGTGGACGGCCTGACCGTGCTCATGGCCGGGGACGACGCCGACGGGCATCAGGTGTACACGGTTTCGGAAGGCCGCGCCCGCGTCAACGGCTACGGCGTGGACATGCCCACCTCCCGCCGCCTGACCTATGCCGCCGTGCCCGACCTGCGCCGCATCGACACGGAAGTGCACACCGCCGACGCCGCGTCCACGCAGTCCGGCGGGCAGCGTATCACGGTGGCCCACCCCCCGCTGCACGACGTCGAGGCCGTGCGCATCACCACGCGCAAGACCGTCAGCATGGTCCACGGCAGCTACTCCGGGGCCGCCGACGCCCTGCCGGACACCGCCGTCGTCTCCATCGTCGAGTGCCGTCAGGGTGATACCGTCTACACGGCGGGGACGGACTACAAAAAGAACGGCGACACCGTGGACTGGTCCCCCACGGGCAACGAGCCCGCCACCGGCTCGACCTATTCCTGCACCTACGAGTGCGTGACCAGCGCCGAACCCAAGGGGCTGGACGCCGACGGCTTCCGCATTGAAGGCGCGGCCAGCGGCACCTCCATCCTTATCACCTACCGGCAGGCCCTGCCCCGCCTCGACCGGCTGGCGCTGAATCAGGAAGGGCAGTTCGTCTGGCTGCAGGGCGTGGCCTCGGAAAGCAACCCGCGCAGCCCCAGCCTGCCCGCGTCGCTCCTGCCCATCGCCACCGTCGCCCAGACATGGCGCGACACCCGCAGCGTGCGCTCCGACGGCGTGCGCGTGGTCCCCTTCTCGGAAATCGAAACCATCAACCGCCGCATCGACGCGGTGCAGCAGGAAGTCGCCCGGCAGCGCCTCGAGGCCGACGTGTTCACCCGCGAGTCCGGGGCACGGGCGGGCATCTTCGTCGACCCGCTGCTGAACGACGACATGCGCGATCAGGGGCTTTCCCAGACCGCCGCCGTGGTCAATGGCGTCCTGACCCTGCCCATCGAAGCCACGGCAACGGCCCTGCCCAACGACGTGGCCGCGCCCACGGCCAACCCTTGGACGCCGTCCCCCCTGCTGGCCCAGCCCCTGCGCACCGGCTCCATGAAGGTCAACCCGTACATGGCCTTTGACCCGCTCCCCGGGAGCGCGAGCCTGAACCCCGCCTTGGACCGCTGGACCGAAACCCAGACCAACTGGACCAGCGCCATCACCCAACGGTTCGACGTCTCCCGCGACGGCTATTTCCACATCGTGGTGGACCGCCAGACCTCGACGGCGACCGAAACGGTGGGCTCCACGACCTCCCAGCTGGAATACCTGCGGGAAATCGACGTAGCCTACCACATTGAAGGGTTCGGCTCGGGCGAACAGCTTGCCTCGGCCACGTTCGACGGCATCGCGCTGGCCGTTTCCGGCACCGCGGACGGCAACGGCACGCTGGACGGTTCGTTCCGCATCCCGGCCAACGTCCCCTCCGGGGCCAAGGCCGTAACCTTTACGGGCAAGGGCGGCTCGCGGGCCTCGGCGGTCTTCGTCGGGCAGGGGCAGCTTACGGTCAACACCCTGCGGCAGGTGAACACCATCACCACCATCTGGGTGGACCCGCTGGCCCAGACCTTTGTGCTGGACAAGGCCACCCAGCTTGCCGGGGTCGATCTGTGGTTCACGGCGAAAGGCGGCGACGCCCGCCTGCAGATCCGCGACGTGGCCAACGGCGTGCCCACCCGCACAGTGCTCACCGAAGCCCCTATCCCGGCCTCTTCCATCGTCGTCTCCGGCGGCGGCCACACCCGCGTGCTCCTGCCCTCGCCGCTCTCGCTGGCGGCGGGCACCGAATACGCCTTTGTGGTGCTCTGCGACGACGCGGAGACCGCCCTTTCCGTCGCCGAACTCGGCAAGTTCGACGCCACCGCGCAGCAGTGGGTCGTCAGCCAGCCCTATCAGGTCGGCGTGCTGCTTTCCTCCAGCAACGCCAGCACATGGACGGCCCATCAGGACCGCGACCTCACCTTCCGGCTGCTGGAGGCGTCCTTCAGCGGCGCGTCGAGCCAGCAGGAACTCGGCGCGGTATCCGTTGCCGGGGCCACCGACCTGCTGCTCCTCTCCCTCTCCGAAACCCCGAACGCCGACACCCGCGTCGAGTACGACATGGCCCTGCCCGGCGGGGAAACCCTGACCGTGGCCGACGGCCAGCCCCTGCGCCTCGCCGCGCCCGCGACCGGGCAGATCCGCGTCAAGGCCCGGCTTGCGGGGACGCCGAAGGCCAGCCCCGTGCTGTGGCCCGGCACCCAGCTC